CTTCGGCTTCGGCGCAGGCTTCGGCTTCTTGATTGTCTTCGACACGGTCTTCTGCGGGCCCACGGTCGGCGTAGTATCCAGATTAGGCACCTCGCCGATTGAATTGAGCGGATGAACCTTCCACCGATCGTCAGGCCCAGGCTCGATGACCTCGCCCTCGATCTCAACCACGTCGGTCGGCGGCGTAACAACGTCCTGATCGTCGGTATCATAGACTTCGATCAACGTACAGCGACAGTTGAATCCGTTTGGAGGCGAGATTTCAGCCCACCGCGGATCGTCTTTGGGCAAAGTAACACCTTCAAGTGCCTCATGCTCCAGCCTCACCCGATCGTCGCCCGCCGTCGAGTACTCATAACCCCAGAGAATCTCCTGGATGGCCGGATCCTGATTAGCCTGCCACCGGCCGGCGGCGTAGGCCGTCGCCGTCTGTGTACGGTAGATGGTCTCCAGCAAGTATGCATTACCCGGCGCCACGCCAGCGTCGGCGAACGCCTGGCCGATCAGCCTGCTACCATCCCGGACGGTCAGCCCCTGCTCGGTGGCCTGGGCGAACGCCGCACTCACACGCCGTTCGAGGTCGGTGCCGATCGCACCAGTCAGCGTCGCAGCCTGCTCGCCGTACGCCGCATTGATCTGTGCCACCTGCTCGGCAGTCAACGCCGCTCGCTCCTCGACGAACTTTACAGCCTCGCCCTGCAAACCGGGGATTTGAAGTGCCTTGACGACGCCCCCGGACTTGGCCGCACGTACAAGGGCTTCGAACCTGGCGTTCGCGTGGGCGGTCGCCATCGCATCGAACAGCGACGGCTCATACTCAATCGTCCGCACACCGGCCGTCGGACCCGGGTCGATGCCCTGTCGCCACAGACGCCCTGCCTGAGCCATCATCGAACGGCTGATGCGGAACGCTGATTTGAGGGCGGCATTGACGATGTTATCCTGCTCTGCTACCTGGCAGTTCGCCTCGCGTTGTACTTTGGTGGTGGCCATCTATTACCCCGCCCGCCGCATCCCACCGATCCGCTTATCCAGGATCGACGCGTACAGCCCCTCGACCGCAGACATCGCACTGGCCGGCAGACCGCCCGACACACGAGCAGCCTCCGCGGCCTCGGCAGCCGCCCGCTCAATATCGATGGCGTCGGATTTCGGCAAGCCCGCAACGTCGAGCAGGGCACTGACGTTCAGGACGTTCAAGAACAGGTCGAGGTTCTGTGGATGGGCGAATACCTCTTTGAGTAGCTGGCGGAAGAACACCTGTTCGTCGGACCCAAGCTTCTCGGGCTTGATGAATACCGAGTCCTTTGCCTCCTGGCCGTGGTTGAACTCCAATAGCGGATTGACCAACTGCTTGTTAGCGACGTCGACGATATCCTGCAAGTCAAGATCAGATATGGTCAGCGACAGCCCGGCATGTACCTCGCTCTCTGCCTTGGTCCCGTGCTGCCCCTCGGTCGCCGTCCGCTCGGGCACTAACCATCCCCGCATCAGCAGACTCTCCCAATGCCGCATAAGCTCGATGATCTCCTTACCATGCTGGCCCTTGGTCTCGATAAAACTGATCTGCCATTGCATCAGCTGTGTTACGTCGACGCCCGCCCTCAACGCGTCTTCAGCCCATGCCATGTACAACATCGGCATATATACACCGTTGCCCTGGCCGAGTTGGCCGAGCATCTTGGCCGCGTGTTCCGCGTTGTCGACCGCAGTGCCCGTCGCATCGTTGGACTGACCTTCTGGGTACATGATCAGCGGTATCACACCGGCAGCCTTGGTCGTGTACTGGCTCGACTTCTTTGCAGCGTCATCCCACTTGGACCACTCAGCACGGCAGTTCTCGTTACGCGACCGACCGTACAGGCTACCCGCCTCGCCGTCGTACGTGTACAGAACGCTCTTGTCCTCGTCGATCACAATGCCTTTCTGCTTAAATCCGGCGAACGCTCCGGTCTCTTTGTCCTCCATGATGTCCGTAATATCGACCAGCAGCGGCTTGACCTTCTGGTATTGAACGAGGTTGTCCCGCAGCTCGAACACTTTCTCGAACCCGGCGAACCCGTAGTCCAGTGCCCGCAGGGCGTCTTTAACGTACTGTGACCACAGTGGGGTCATCGCCTGCTCAATCTCGATCTTCCACTCTTCGGGTGTGCCCTCGACGGACTCGACGCCCCACTTGGCAGCCCTGATCGGCGCCATGGCCGCCATGCGAGCCAAGGCGATCGTCGGATTTGCCTGCATACGGCGATAGACCTTGAACGTGCCCGGCCGGGTCCGGGCGCCGGGCATAATGATCGGCGAACTGCCGATGGCGGGGAACAGGCTTTGAACGCCAACCGCCTTCTGCTTGCCGGTCTGCTCGCCCTGCTTGGGAGGTTTCTCGGTCGGGGTGGTCTGGAGTTTCTTCGCCCGGGGTTTTCTGGTCGCTGCCTTCTTTTGTGTCTTGGCCATGTGCTGTCTCCATCTTGCGCGCTTTCTGCGCACTTTCTGCGCACTTTCTGCGCACTTTTGCAACCGCTTTACGCCGTCTTCATGTACCCTATTCGACCGCCGATCGATTCCCTTGATTGTACGCGTGCCGGCCGCAGGTATTCGACCCGATAGCCCTCGGCATCGCTCGAATGCGTCAGTGCCAGGTTCTGCTTATCGAGCTTACCCTTCTCATCGGTCTTGACCTTCTTGAGGTCGTTTATCAGCAGCTTGCACCGAGGATGGCATCGCCAGTGCACGCCGCCCTGGAGATCCATCATAGCGATGTTCATAGCATTGATCCGGTCCACTTGCAAGGGGTTGGACCGCGGTACCCGGATGCGGTGGGGCACGCCCATGTCATGCAAGCCCTGCTTGAGTATCTGGTAACACGACTCGCCGGTCCCCGCCCACTTGGCATCGCCCGTCGCATCGCCGTACACTTCGAGATTAGGCCATCGCCACCCGCCAATCTCGTCTTCGATCAATCGCCTGAACGCCTGGATCGATTGTCGCAGGTCCATGCGATAGCCATGGATCTCGTGGACGACGGTGAACATATCAGCCGTCGGATCGAACTGGCCGATTTCAATGTGCATGCCCGGGTTGATATTAAAATCAATGCTCATGTGCAGCGGCAGTGCATCCTGGAGCGTTAGTTGATCGTCGGTGTTGCGAGTCACGTTGAACGCCGAATACGCACGCTTGCCGCGGAGATTGATGGCCACGCCATCGAGGTACTGCTGCGCCAGTTCGGGCGTAAGCGACATCCGCTGCTCAGCCTCGTAATCAGCGACGACCGGGTTCTCGGCCGTCTTGGCAACGTATATCTGATATCCCCGCTTGCCGGAATGCATCTCCTCGTACATGCGGGTGGCGTCGCCCTCCTCTGTGTACGTGAACATCTTCTGGATTAGCCGGGCGTCCGGGTGTCTGATCCTGGACTGGAATTGAAGGAACGCATCGCGTGACGGCTCCAGCCAGTTCTCCGGCCATCGCGTAGCCTCGTCGCCCCACCCGGCGCCCGCCTGCCAGCCGGCGATGCGGTCGGGCCGCTCGGCAGAGTAAAGACCGATTGTCGACGGCATGCTCTTGGTCCCCAGATCAGGCAACACCAAGCACCGATCCTTGGCCTTGTACACACATCGCAGATTCGCCTCCATGCACGCCTTCTCCAGCTCGGGCAAATCGTATTTGATCAGCAGTGGATACGTCGGGGCGCAGCACGCCGATGGCACGTACGTCGCCCGGCCGCGCTGGTCGATGGCGTTGTAGATATGAAGCGTCAGCAATTTGCGGGCGCCAATCCAGGTCTTGCCCGCACCCCATCCGCCGGCAAGGGCGATTGTCCTGTTGGTCCAGTCGGCGGCGAACTCGGCCTGGCCGCCTGGGTTCGGCCGATACGGGATCGCCTCGGCTGTTGTGTCGATCATTAGGTCAGGCATCAGAGTCCTCGCATGGAGTATCCAAAACAAAACACGCAATATGCCGACCCGTACCTTTGCCCTGAGACCCATCTTCTGTGGCGCACCATCTTACATCCCCGAGATTACGAACTTTAGCACCAGCAGCTAAAAGCATGAGCACCCATTTGTCGATTGGATATACCATAACCACACGCTTGCCCTGTTTGTTCTCCGCAATCGCTTTTCGCGCCCATGCAGTTGGCCCCTTCTTTCGCCCCTCGTGCATAATAGAACCGAACGGAGGATTCACGTATGTACAATCTCCCCATTCGCAAGTCAGACCATCGAACTCATCTGGCTTCGGATGTGGACAGGCATCAAAATCGAAACCAAACTCCGCCTGTAATTCTGCCATCAACTCAGGCGGCGTAAGCCAATAGTGTTTTCCATCTTGGGCACTGCCCTGATGGAACTTATTATCCTTCGGTTTCATCCTCGTCCTCCACACGCCCCTGCTGAATCTCAGTACTCGGCGGCCCGGGCAGCGGCATGCTGATCACCCGAACGTCGTCTTCCATCGGATTCAGGATCCCCAGGTCGTGCAGCGTCGTAACCTGGTCGAGGCTGAACCGACGGATGGCCAGCAGCGTCTTTATCGCCTGAATGCGGTCGCGCTTGCCGAGATCTTCGTTGGCCAGCATCTGGACAAGGACCGCCGGCGTGGCCTGCAGTTCCTGGGCCGGAATCTCGTAGTTCTGGTTACATGCCATCTCGATCAGCTTCATGTGCCTGCGGCTGATCGGCGGTCGCTTGTCGGGTGGGGGCTCGCCGTATCCAGGCGTCGGTGCCCACGCGGCGTCCTGCTTCTGCTTCTCTGTTTGAGCACTCCCCTGTATAGGAGACTTTTCAGCCGAGCAGCTGCTCAGATCTTCCGTGCACGCTGCCGAAAAAGACTTTTGGTTATCTAGGCAATCTGGCGTATCTGTGGGCGACTTCGTTTTTTCAGAATCGTCCAAAATGTTTGACGCGTCTTTCAAGGCCTCCCCCTCCCTAAAACCTGGACCGGGGGACCGCGTGGGTGCGTCTGTGCCCATCGTCTCGTTGTCCCGTTTATCGACCATCTGCGTATAAATTATAGGTTTGTTTCTGACGAACATGCAAGAGATACTTCCGCAAACGTTTGACCTGACGCTTCGAGCGTGGCATCTTTGTCTGTGTAGTTCTGCCATCGGGACACGATCACGTCGCAGTAGAGCGTGTCCAATTCCATCAGGAATGCCTTGCGGCCGGTTTGCTCGCAGGCGATGAGCGTCGATCCGCTGCCCCCGAACAGGTCGAGGACGTTGTCGCCCATTTGCGATGAGTACTGAATGGCCCGAACAGCCAGTTCGACAGGTTTCTCGGTTAAATGTATCATATTCTGTGGATTTATTTTCTTGATATGCCACAGATCCGTTGCGTTCGTCGGGCCGAAGAACTTGTGCGCGGCGCCCTCGCGCCACGTATAGAAGCACCATTCGTGCGCGCCCATGAAATCCTTCCTCGTCAGGACCGGATGCTCCTTGTCCCAGATGATCGCCTGGGAGAAGTACAGCCCCGCCTCCTTCAACGCCGCCGGGTAGTTCGCGCAGTTGGCGTACCCGCCCCAGATGTACGCGGCCCGACCGGGTTCCAGCACGCGGGCGATGTTGCCGAACCACGCCTTGAGCAGGGCGTCAAACTCCTCGTCGGTGACGAAATCGTTTTCCAGCGGCCGATCCTTCGGCCGGAGTTTCCTGGTCGTACCGGACGCCTTTTCCGGGTGACGCTCCACGTCGAAGTTCTGGTGATGCGTGCTACTGAAGCTAGACAGGCCGGCGGCGATGGCGTTGTTTGATCGGGGCTCGACCTTCACGTTGTAAGGCGGATCGGTATTCACCAGTTGAATCGTCGCTCCGTCCAGGAGACGGTCCAGATCCGCCTCGCTGCCCGAGTCGCCGCACATCAGCCGGTGGTCGCCGAGAATCCAGATATCGCCGGGCTGCGTAATCGCCTCGTCCGGCGGCTCGGGCACGGCATCGACCTTCGGCGGCTCGGTCAACTTCCGCAGCTTGGCCAGCGTCGCGGCATCGAACCCCAACACCGAAAGATCGACCTCCCCCAGCTTCTCGATCTCGCGTGCAAGCGCATCGTAGTCCCAGTCGGCGATCGATGCCGTCTGGTTATCTGCGATCCGGTACGCCCTCACTTGTTCGTCGGTCAGGCCGGCGGCGACGTGGACCGGCACGGTCTTTAGTTTCAGTTTGACCGCCGCCCGTAGTCGCGTGTGACCGCAGATAACCGTGTCGTGCTCGTCGGTCACTATCGGCTGCCTGAAACCGAACTCGCTGATCGACCGTGCTACCGCATCGACGGCCGCGTCGTTGACGCGTGGGTTGTCGGGGTAGGGTTTGAGGTCTTGGGGGTTTCTTTGTTCGATTTTCATGTTGTCAGTTCCAATCGATTGCACATCATAATTCTACGGTTGATATCGACGGGCAACGACCGATTACCAGGCCGCCGCCTGTGGTTCATGCGTCTCCGTTCGACTCGCTGGCGGGCGATACAGAAGTCGCAGAGGGAGTCTGTGTCGAATAGGCTCAACTGCCGACCACAGTCGGAGCAGTGGGGGATGTCGATCTCGGGGCAGGAAGCTGCGACGCCTGGTGGCCAGTCGCACCATTCGATATTATCCGTTGCATCCATGGGGTGCTGTGCAATCATATCAGATGCCTCTCGACCGTCTTATCCCCATCCGCCTGGCTTCGGCTTTAAGCCGAGCAATTTGAAACTTCGTTCGTGGATGTACGGTTATGGAACCGTTGCCGTAGTCACACTCGCCACCGAACCCTTTTGCTGAGATGGTGAAGATGGGTTTGCCGCCCCCGTCGGTGCTCCATCTCTCCATGGTCCATTCTCTATCGGATGGTATGGAGTCTCCGCAATAGATGAAATCTTGAGTAAAACAATAATTGTTGTGTGGTGCGAATCTCATTCGACATATCCTTCCCATACTTCTGGATGCCCATCGACACTAAGCAACATCTTCACCTCATCGGCACTCCGCACAACAGCCACCAACCCCCCCGCCTCCCGCATCTGTCGATGACAATGCCCCTGGAGCTTGGTCAGCTTACCGACCTTGGTCTTGACCTCGAACCACATGGTCACCCCGTCGAGTATACACACCAGGTCCGGCAGTCCCGGCTGCTGATACGGTCCGCCGTGGATCTTGATGACCAGGGCGCCCTGGCTGCGGAGGTAGGTTGTTATCTGTTTGGTTATGATCTTTTCGCTAG